AAAAAAAGTTAAAACAACAAATTTTGGTGCTTCTGGTTCTAGTGATTATACTATTAATAGAGATAAAGATAGACGACAAAGGTATTTAGATAGACATAGGAAACGAGAAAAATGGCATAAGCCTATGACGGCGGGATCCTTGTCAAGATTTATACTTTGGAATATGCCAACTATTAAATCTAGCTTTGCAGATTACCGAGCGCGGTTTAAATTTAAATTATATTAAATTTAATAAAATATTTTATAAAATAAATGCCTTATCATGTTAAAAAAGTTAAAGGTGGGTACAAGGTGAAGGACGATAAAGGGAAAGCATATAGTAAAAAACCAATGACAAAATTAAAAGCAACTAAACAAAAGAAAGCATTACAGATAAATACTAAAAAATAATTTTAACATTATTTTTAATCTTTATCTTTTGGATTTGATTGGGTTCTATTTTATAATATGATGTTTTACTAACAACATATTTACAAACTTTATAATCATATAATTTTGTTATTTGTCTGAGAAGTGTTATTACTCGTTTTTCATTTAAGTTATATAAAAATTTAAACTTACATGGTAGATAAACTTCAAGTAATATATCTAAATTTTCATATAAATTATTAATTGTTTTATGTATTTGTAATGATAAATAAGTTATAGGTATATCCTCATTTAAGTTATTTAAACCATAACATTCTAAAATTCTTTTTAATTCTATATCAGTTAAATATCTTTTAAATAACTGATTTATCATTATTTATTTAATTAAAATTTAATATTATTTCAATATAAATGAATTTGATAGATAGAGGTTTTAATAAATCATTTGATTATTTATTAAAATATATGGAAGAAAAGAGAAAAGAAGAAAAAAGAAAGGAAACTATTAGATTCATATTTTCTATATAGCTAAATTATGAACACTATTATCCATATCAGTATCTCTAGGTATTTTAGATTTTCTACCAATTCTGATAGATCTTAACACATCACCATCAGTTTCTGCTTTTTCTATAGAACATTCACAATTTTTTGTAAAACATCTTGATTTCATTTTAACTCCTAGTAAAATACTTGCTAATATACTTACAATATAAATCCATGTATCCATTTTAATTGAATGATATATTTATTTGTTCTTTTTTAATTTTAATTTTACCTTTCTCATTTTTTTTATAATTAGATTTATATTTGTTTATGAAATCTTTTAGAGATTGGGAGATTTCATTATCTGATAGATTTCCATAACACTTAGAATATTTATAATAGTTTTTACTATACTGACATAGTTTCTTTCTATGAACTAAATAATAGGATTTTTTATAATTTTGAATTTCTTGATAGGACTTCATACTTATTATATATTAATAAAATAAAATGTGATTTTTAAACATTTTATTTAAAGTATTTAAAGATAAATTATATTCTTTTAATATAATAAGAAGAATGGAACGTATGCTGGGACGCCCAAAAACATTATCGAATCCAGATGAAAGTAATTATGATTATCAAAAGAGAGCTCAAAGGCTAAAATATAAAGATAACGCAGAATATAATGCTAAATGTAAATTGAAATATTATAAAAAATTATATAGAGATAATGAAGATTTTAATAAGATATTAGAAACTCATAAAAATATTTTAGAATTATTACCTAATATTATTAAATTCCATGGATTATATAAAATTGATAAAATTACAAAATCTTTAGAAAATCTTTAGAATCTCTTAGAATTAGAATTTACTTAAACAAATATTATGTTGATTATAAGTGAATACAATATTGACCGACTGCCCACAACCTCCTCCTTTCTTATTGGGTATGTTGTAAAATTGCGTATTCTCCCTCTACATTTATTTTTATTGTAGAAAAATGTTTAGAAATAAACATTTTTTTATTTCAATCTTTTTAAAATGTGAATTTTAAAAAAGTATTTAAAGATATTTTATTTTCTTTATTATATATAAGAAAAGAATGGAGGACGTAAATCAAACAATTGCAGAAGCTATGAAAAAAGGTGAAGATCATAAATTTAATCCAGAATATAATAAATGTTTTAATAATAATAAAATGGCTGAACCAATAGATATATTAAAATATAATGAAAAAGTCAATAAAGATGCTGTTGATTATTTATGTAATTTTAATGAAACACAATTAAAAGAACTTATATATGATGATTGTGAAACTTTCAATGATAATGGTGATAAATTTGATGTAAAAGTTTATATTAAATCTGTTATGAAATTTTTGAAAGAAGTTAAGGAGAATAACTATACTGTTAATAGAAGTTATAAATATTCACAATCATTAGCAAAACATAAAGAAGGTAGATTATTTGTTAAGGGATTTGGTATTCAATCTTTACAATATAGATTAAGAGGATTTTTACTTAATGGATTATGTTATGATTATGATATGAAAAATGCTCACCCCACATTATTATTAAATATTGTTAAAAATGAAAATAATGATTTGGATTACATGTTTTTAGAGAATTATGTTAAACATAGGAAGAAAGTATTAGATAAACATCAACTAACTAAATTAGATATATTGAAATCTATTAACACAGATAAATCTATTAGAAATAAAAATGAATTCTTAAAGGGATTTGATAAAGAGATAAAACAAATACAAGAATACTTTTACAATAAATATAATAGCAAATATCAAACAACTAATAAGGATAATCCTAAAGGTAGTTTATTAAATAAGCTATTATGTATTGAAGAGAATAATCAATTGAGGAAAGTTATTGATTATTGTATTAAAAATGATATTAAAATATTTGCTCCTATGTTTGATGGAATACTTATTAATAAACCAGGATTAGTTGATATTTTCAATAATATTACAAAAGATGATGGTATTGTTTGGGATATTAAGGATCATGATATATCTATTGTCATTGATGAAGAAGAATTACAGAATCCATATTTATATAAAAATGTTAAGAAAGAATTTGAGAAAGAACATTTTATTATAACTAATCCTTTTATGTATTGTAGAGAATATTATGATCAATATGGGAAAAAAGTATTACAGACATTCAAACATACACAGAGGAGGTCATTTGAAGATTTAACTGCTAAATTTGATGTAGAGGGATGTGGTGGTAATAAATATCATATATTATGCGAGTGGTTAAAAGATGATGAAAAAAGAAGTTATGAAAAGATTGACTTTTTACCTCCACCACTTAAATGTGGTAAAAATACTTATAATATGTATGAATGTTTAGAATATGAGACATGGAAAGATATTGAATATAATGAGGATACTAATATTGATAATATACTTAATCATATCAGATTACTTGCTGGAGATGATAAAACTGATGAATGTTATAATTATTTACTTCACTATTTATCACATTTAATACAAAAACCAGGTGAATTACCAAGAACTTCTCTCGTTTTTTTCAGTGATCAAGGATTTGGTAAAAATATGTTTTGGGAAAATTTTGGTAATAATATTTTAGGACAACAATACATTAAAATTACACAAGATTTGAAAAATGATATTACTGGTAGATTTGCTGATAATACAAGGAAGTTTATAACAATTATGGGAGAAGCACAAGCAGAACAAGCTTTTAAAAATAATGATAAAATAAAAGCACTTATTACAGATGATACTATTAATTTGGAACAAAAAGGGAAAGATACAATTTATAATGTTTATAATACATCAAGATTAATATTTTTCGGTAATACTAAAACACAAATAAAAATAGAAATTAGTGATAGGCGATTTCAACCTATTAGGATTTCATGTCCTAAACCATCTGCAGAATATTTCAATATATTACATAGAGATATGAATGATAAATCTATATTACTTAAATTTATTGATTATTTAAAAACTTATGATTTATCTAAATTTAATTTTGAAAGGGAGAGAATTAAAACATCATACTTTGAAGAATTAAGACAAGTTAATATTCCAATATTAGCAAGATTTTTACAAGATAAATTTGATAGTTTTGATGAGGATACTATTAAAATAACTGGTACTAACTTTTACAAAGAATTTAAACATTATCTATCACGATATCATAGAGAGATAGATTATACACTTACTAAATTTGGGAGAGATATTAAGGAATATAATGGGATAGTTAAGAAGAAAAGTCATGGTATTATGATTTATTGTATTGATAGAGAGTTAGTTATTAGTTATTTAAAAGAAAAACAATTTTATGAAGAAGTTGAGGAGGAGGAATTAGATGAAAATGAGATGATATATTAAACCTTCCCTAACTCTCCCCCCAACCCTCCTACTCTCCCCCCAACCCTCCCCATTATTTTTATACTATTATATATATTTTTATTACTATATATGGTATTAAATATATAATTAATATATATAATTAATAAAAAAGGGGAGAGTGGGGAGGGTAGGGAGGGTTTATATAAAATTGAAATAATAAATTAGAGAAATTGAAATTGATTTTCAATATAGAATATATATATATGAGTTCAAACATACACTCCCCCCTCCAAGCCTCCCCCTTTCCTCTGGTATTGTTCAATTAAAATTATAAATTTAATTGAGGATTTGGTATTGAGATAAAATGGGGATAGGTTGATTATACCTTCCCCTATTTATTTAAACCTCCCCTCCCCTTTTTCAAACCTCCCCCCAAAAAATAAAATGTGAAAATTTCTTATTTAAAGAAATATCTCTTTATATATATAAAGAATGGAGATTAGAGATGCTACTAAATACCCCAAAATTTACACTTGTTATTGGGGAAACTTTAAACTAAAAGATGAAATGATAGGAGCAGGAAGAAAAGATATTATAAATAATCGTAACGAATTTGTAGAACTTTTCCAAATTAAAAAAAGTACAAAAAAAAATTATATGTATCAAAAGAAATTCTTTCCAGAATTTAAAACACACGAATATCCTGAAAGTAATACAGATTATTATTTTTTAGATCATGTAGAACAATATATAACTGAACATAACTACTCTATAATGGTTACATCTCCTTATGTTTTAGAAGAAAGACATTTAGAATATTTAGAAAAAAATGACTGGATTAAATATAAAAAATTATATGCTCCAAGTGCTACAACATATATTAAAATAGTAAAATTATAATCTAAATAAAAATAAATGAAATACTATATTTATCTATATTACATTATCAAAAATCAAAATCAATAAAAATAATATCAATATCTATATTAATCAAATAAATAATATCCATTTTCTTATTAAACTCTTTTACAACTTTATTATAATTATCTGTAAATATAATAAAATATATATAATTCATGATATCATCGCAAATATTATATTTAGTTTGTAATGCTTTCATATTTATTTATTAACCTTTTTTATTTTTTTAGGTGGTTCATTGTATCCAACAAATATATCTTTTGGTTTTATATTTTTCTTTTTATCCATAACAACATATTCTTTTTGAGGTTCTTGTTTATGTCCTGGTAAATGTCCAACTGGAATATTATATTTTTCCATATTTAATTTTATTTAATTAAATATAAAATTATATATAATAAAATAAATAATCAAATGAGTCTACTATACTTAAAGTCGAGTAAATATATGAATGATTCTAATGGAAGTCAGATTAATATATCTGATGGATTACCTTTCAAATTCAATTGTCAATTTAAAGAACCTTTAGATATTAATCCAAATAGTAAAATTGAAGTAGTATCTG